CGTACATGTTCATTGCCAGGGGTGAACGAAAATGCGAGTCAAGCAGTTTCCAAGCATTCGTATACGAACAGCTATAGTTTATCAGCAATGAGATAGCTGAATTGCGTTTCTCCTTCTCAGTTTTTCCCATCTTCTTAAAACTCTCTGGTTGTGTTGCCATTGATAATAATTCTGCGAAATTTCTATGAGGTTTTGCAAACTTCCACTGTGCACCTAAAAAATGTGCGTCGAATGCTGTTTTTTCTGCGTTTAGAATAATGCCGTAGCGGTCGAGGAAAGACTGTACTTCTTGTAAATCGGGTGGATTGTCTAAACCTATAATGACATCGTCTCCCAATACTAAGAATTTAGTCCATTGCACTCCCCACTTGAAGTAGCTTGACATTGCGCCAATTAGTATAGTATTTACAATACTATCTACTATCTGAGTGAAGTAACTTCCAGATGGTACGCCATGTTTCTTACCTGTGTATAGTTTTCCATCAATCATTACTATTGGAGTGTTAATGAAATACCTCTGAACTGTTTCGAATCCAAGTTCTTCTTTGTCTTTCTCAGAAAACCAGGTACCTATAATGTTGAATGCTAAGCGAATGAAATAACTTGAAATCGTTGAATCGAATTTCGAGTAGTCCATCGCTACAGGTGTGGTTTTACTCTGGAATGAAATAGAATCTACTAATGCCCCTACTTCATGTTTTTTCATTCCGAAAGCCATTGTAGTTCTCTTCTCTAACAGTCTATCGATGATAGGTCGTGCGAATCTTGCTTCCATAAGAGTCATCTCCATAGGATACATCCAAACGAGTCTGGTCTTGTTTCCTTTTTGAGTTCTCTTTCCTGCAAGACATGGAGCTGGTGATTTTTTCCCCATTAAGATTTGCTTCTCACGGTCTAAACCGTAAATCAAGTCATCTCTCTTCTTACCCATTGTTGGTAAACCGGCGAATTTGTCACCTTTAATAGCTTTCTCCACTTCCAACGCTGACCTCAAAGCTTTGAGATAAGGTTCATGTTTGGGTTTTGAATAAATCTTCCACGCCATCCCGATTCCATGTTTAAGGTATGGGTCATTCCCATCGATAAACTTGTCGTTCTTGGGTGAATATCGTTCCAAAGCATCCCAAAGTTGTTCAGGATCGTAAATACTTCTCGGATCCTCCTTTATCTCATAACCTTGTTCCTCCAGAATATGTGCGACCGTGCTATTCCAGAGGTGTGTATCATCCGCTACCGACATTCTTCGGGTGTATTCGTCCATTTTTGCCCTACGATAAGTTCCTTTACAAACGAATCCATCAATGCTACGCATTATGGTCACACTCCTTAAAATGTCGTAGTTTAGGATGTTACTGATTCTCCAACCAGGTAAATTCCTACAAAAGTTTAACCTAAATGAATTTCTTCTACCTTTACTAATTCCTCCACCCTGAGTTCATAA